CTTAGTAAACATATCATTTGCCTTATCTTTTTTTACTGATAAACTATCCATTATTCTAGTTTGACCATCTGATAAAACTAAATCAACAGTTACATCTCTTTTCTGTCCGAACCTCCAAAAACGTCTAATAGCTTGGTAATATTGCTCATAAGAATAAGTAGGAAAGTATGTAGTATGGTTACAATGTTGCCAGTTTAAACCAAAAGCTGTAATTTTAGTTTTAGTGATTAGCTTTTTAATTTCACCTTTTGCAAATGATATTAACAATTCTTCTTTTTTATCAATATTCATACTGCCTTTAATCTCAAAAGTATCTTTATCTAATTGATTAATTATTTTAGCTTCATCATTTAGATTAACCCAATATACAGTAGTATCATGTTTATTAGCTAATTCAACAGCCTTAGAACATCTTTTATCTAAAGTGTTTCTAGTTTCTTTTTTAATCTCAAAAAAGTTAATAGCTAGCATATTAAACATTTGCATTTGACCATTAATATCTAATGGATTTTCATTAGTTACTGTATGTTTATTTTCAATCAAACTAGGTAAAATATACTTTTCATCGCTGTAACCTAAATCAGATGGTTTACGCATTGATATACTCCATTGACTAACCCATTTCCAAAAATCATTTTCTGCATGAGGTTTTAAATACCATTCACATCCAGCATGTCTAATATCAATAGAGTTACCATTATTTTTAAAAAACTTACTTAACATATCAGTATAACCCATATAACCTAAAGCTTCTGCACTTGTACCTAATTCAATATAATCATTTGGGCTAGGAGTGGCTGTACTTAAAAATCTATAAGGAACTTTTTTAATAAATGATGTAATTGAATTTTTAATTTTACCATCAAAGTTTTTTAAAATAGAACTTTCATCTAAAATGACTCCGATAAAATCATTTTCATTAAAGTAATGTAACCTTTCATAGTTACATACAACTATTTTTTTAGTATGCTTACCATCTTTTGAATATTCAATGTCATCAATACTTAATTTTTCAGCTTCTAAAATAAACTGAAAAGCAACTGCTAAAGGCGTTAATATTAATACTTTTTTATTAGTATGATTAATAATATTTTTCGCAATAGATAATTGAATTAATGTTTTACCTAATCCTGTATCTAAGAAACAAGCTGTACGACCTTTTAATATAGCTTTTTCGATTACGTGTTTTTGAAAATCAAACGCTATGTCAGGAACATAATTTGCTTTAAATCCAAAGTTACCTATTGAATGTTTTTTACTTTCTAAAAATTCTGTGTAGTTCATGTTCTTTGTGTTTTTTAATTATTCCAATCCTTTGTAAAATTCTTCTCTCATATTTGAATTCATAGTGTGATAAATATCTCCTATCTTATCTAAGTATTCAACATCTGTGATATTCCTTTTTTCAAGCTCCTCAACTATTTTAAATCCTTGCTTTTGCCAAAGATTAAAATCAGCTTTCATCTTCTGTTTGAATTTACCTGTTAATTGTGTTGACTGCTCAACTGTTGATTTGAATAAACCAATTAATAAGTGGCTTTCAAATTCAAGTTTTGCTTCATCATTCGTTAGTTGTTTTTCCATGTTCTTTGATTTTTAATTTATAAACTTTTATTAATTCTTTGATTTCATCTAATGTTAGTTTAAGGTCGTCATTCCTTTTATTCATCAATACAACGTAATTAAATGAGCTTATTCTGTGCTGTATTCTTTCGTTATATTCTAAGTGATTACCATGTAAGTGCTGGTTACAATGAACGCATTGCCCATGTACGTTATCTTCACAAAATCGTAAGTTAGGATAACGACCTACTGAAAAGAAATGACCTGCATCAAATTTACTTGTTAATGGTCTATCACATGAAATACAAGGCTTTCCTGCATCCCTTAAACGAATATACTTGTTAAAGACTATTTGAAGTAAAGCTAACCATTCAGTTCGGGTACGAGTGTTTTCAATCATTACTTTCTTTTTCTCTTTCCATACCTTAGCTTCAGCTAACTTTGCTGCACATTTAGCACCACAAACTACCTGTGTTGTTTTAAAAGGAGTGAAGTTACCACCACACTCCTTGCATTTTTTATTTTTTATTGAACGCATCTAAATATTGGTTAAATAAATCCCTTGCAATAGTTACTTTCTCAATCATTCGTTCCTGCACCTCTTCGTTAGCTTCCCATCTTCGAATATAAAGCCCAGCATCGGAGTTAAGAATTAAACGAGGATCAAAAGAAATAAAGTCGCACCATTTACGACCTGATAATAAAAGATAGCACTGCATTTGGTAGTAATACTCATTGTTTTCAGTTTCAAAAGTATCTTCATTAAAAAAGAAATTTAAATGATTAGAACCTACAAAAGGGCATTTAATTTCAATCATTCCTTCGTCACCTACTAAGCCATCAGGACTGCCTGTTAATCCTTCGATATTTTCGCTTATAAGCAACTTTGATTCTATTACCTCATTACCTGTTCGGGCTGTGTAATATCTCTTTGCTATTGGCTCATTTTCGTGTCCCCAACTTGTTGCTAAATTGTCGACAGTTGGTTTAGATTGTCCGCTTAACCTTTCGTATACTTTCTCACGAATATAAGTTTCTGCACCCTTGCTAAGTATATCTTTTTTTGCTCTTGGCTCAGTCATAAGACGATGGACCTCACTTCCTGTGAAATTACCTAATCTGTTTTCCCACCACGTAGGTGAGTAAATTTCTATTGTTGATTCCATTATGGTAATTGTGTTTTAAGTTCATCTTTTAACTGACTTATTTCTACATTTAATTTAGCTTCATTACTTAATGTAACCCATATATTTTGTAAGTCAATTAATGATTTAGCACCTTTTAATTGTTGTTTAATGCCTATTACATTTAATGGTTTAGGTTCGTGTTTAAATTCCTCCTTAGGTTGTTTTGTTCGTGTTTCTTCCGCATCGTCATCGTCAATTTCTAAGCATAAAAGACTGGAGCAAGTAAATCTACGAAAGTACGTTATTGCAGACCCGATTTGCTGGGGTGCTAATCCAATAGGCATAGGAATAAAACTACTGATTGAATCTTTGCCATCTGTTATAACTGTACCTATTCCGCGCTCATCTATTGGCTGAGTAATCAATAAACCTACTTCTGAAAGTATTGGCTTAACTTCTGACAATACCTGTTTTAAGGTAGCATAAGTATTTTTAAAATGTGGATTCTTAGCATCCTTTTTAATCACATTAACTTGTTTCTGAAATTCAAGTAATCTTTGTGTTAGTGTTTGTTCTTTGTTTTCTGTTTTCATTGTTCTTTGTGTTTTTTGGTTAATTAAAAAGGAAGCTGGTCATCTTCTATTTTTGGAGTGTACTTTGTCTCATTTGGATACGTCTTTGTTTCAGTATCTTTTTTAAATGGTTCTTGGAATGCAGCACTAAAATACTTTGTACCTTTTTGGCTTTCCTTAAACCATAAAGAGATTTGCATTTCTTTTCCGTTTACGTTTACCGTTCCTTGATAGTCAGGTTGTTTTTCATTTGTTTTCTTTGCATTCTTGAAGATTACTCCAGAATTAAACTTGTTTTTAGTTTCCATTTTTCTTTTGTTTTTTATTGGTTATTGTAAATTCTTTGAATCGTGTATTGCTTTTAGAGTTTATACACCATTGCTCATTAATGGTATAACCTTTTTCTCTAATCTTAGCTAATACTTTGTGAAGGTTAAGAGTGCCACATGCACATTCTTTTTTAGTGATTGCATAGGCATTAGAGCCTGTTATCACTTGCCCACCTAATAAGGCATCGAGGATTGCTTGTTCTTGTGTTTTCATGGTTACAAATTTAATAATTAATTTTTAACTGAATTATAATTTAAAAAATTATCTGTAATTGTTTCTAATTGATTCTTAAGTAGATAGTACTTTTCCGTTAAATTTTGGTCATAAAGTTCTGCTCTTTGTACTTCACCTAATCTTTCTGCAGTATCGTAAAGTTCTGATTCAATTCTTTGAATATCATTTAGGGCTTGTAAACTTCTCTTTGTTAAGCCATCTTTATAAAATTTATTTTCCATACTTTTTTATTTTTAAGTTATAAAATTCATCTATTAAGTCCAAAAGGTCATCGTGGCACTCTCCCTCTTTAAAAGCCTTGCCAATGGTAACTAAGCTAAAGTATTTTTTCTTTGCCATTCCGAAACGTTTTATTTTTGTATGGTCTCCATGAGTGTAATACTCAGTCATTTTAAATTTAATTGTTTGTGGTATTTTCATAATTTATTTTCT